ATCCCCCTGTTCCAGGTCCATTAATAAAAAAATCTGCTCCTACATTTCCATTGCTGTCGCCTCCGTTAATCCACTCGAAGGAACCGTGAAGATCTTCTACTCCATAGGTTCCTCCCTGCCCAATAAATACACAGTGAGTAAAAATAATATTAAAAATATTATATCCTCCACCACTGTTTCCAAGGGTGAATCCAGAGTGTAAGTATCCATAAACAGCAACACTATCGAGTTTATATTGGTCATTATTCCCATCTACAGGTCCATCTATTAATATTCCTGTGGTTAAATTTGTTGGATTTGGACCTACTATCGTAATGTTTTTTAATTCCCCGGCTGTCGGAGCATAGGTTCCTCCAACGGCGTTCTCTAAACGGATGCCATATAGTGCAGGATATCCACTAATCAGGTCGATATCGAAGTCGCGGAATTCGCAGCGAAAACAATCAGGGATTAAAATTACTGGACTGCTTGAATTTCCTTTCCAGGTGAATTTAGTACAACCACCACTTCCTTCGAAAAGGAGTTTATAAGAAGATGGAATGCTTAGCGTAGAATCTAGAAGATATGTTCCGCAACTAAATGAAATTCTACCTCCATTAATAAGTGGAACTAGTGCTTTTCCGATCGCTGCTACGCTAGAGGAGACTCCTAGAGTATCAGCTCCAAACCAGACAGGATTCATTTTTTCAATACTTGATCCAAAAGAAACGCTGCCGCTGCCTGTGAAGAGATTACAGTTTTCAAAATGAAGAGGTCCAAGAAGAGTTAAAGTTACACCAGAGTCTATGTTAAAAGTAGATCCACAATAACTAACGATTGAAATTGTAGCAGGGATACTTAAGTTCGAAGTAATATGGTAAGCTTGATTATTAGAAAATACAAGAGGACCAATTGTTCCGAGAAAAGTAATTTGATTCTCTGCCCTAACTATTGCTCCGTTTGCGCTTGTGCTTAGATTATCAGAACGTCGAAAATCAAACACCGACGTAAAAGGTTTGTTCTTAAGAGCAGTTGAATAATCAATATTCTGTGCCCGCGCTCCCAAAATACTCCAAAATAGTAGCCCATTAACTAAATATCTCTTCACGATAAAGATCCTCTTTCGACATCCACGCTGCTACTTTTACGCATTCAATTAATGTATTATAATTATCTTCTTCTGATTCTGGACAAACATTTGCTACCCTAAAGCCAAGACATTCAAGTTTTAGTACAAAAAAGGGACTATCCATAAGAGTAACATGATAATCCCCCGGCCCACTTTGGCGACCATAAATAGTTGCTTTCCAAAACTCTCGCATGCCCTTATAGTTAACACGGTAATTTTCAGAGCACTTTAGAAATTCGGGAAAGCTCACCAAGAAAGTTCCATCCATCTTAAGCACTCGATGAATTTCTTCAAGAACGCTTTCTTGAAATTTTTCCTCTATATGTTCGATGCAGTGAAAAAGAACAACTTCTTCTACGCTATTATCTTCAAAAGGAAATTTATATTGGATAAAATCAAAAACCAAATCCGGTTTACAAACTTCATTTTTATCAATATTTATAAATCCTTCAATCTTATTGTCGCCACAACCCAAGTTTAATTTTATCACCGAAGTAATTCCTCCAGCTTAAAATTAGTATGCCCTAAAACTAATGAAACTTGCTCATAATAAGACTGTCCTCGATCTCGCGGAACTCCGTTCTGTTCTCCATTACTATAGTAGGTTCGAAGTCTCTCCACATTCTCCACACTAACATTCTCTTTATGCAAAAGATGCCCTGTTGGAACTCTGGTATCTACTCCAATACTAACGCTTTCTGAAACTTCCTTTCTTGCCTTAACACAGAAATAAATATCTTCAGTATAATGAGTTCCAGTTAAGAAATAAGGTGGTTCCATTTTTTTCAACAATTCCACTTTAATAAGAGCACAATGAAAACCAACAGCATCGCAAAGAAACACACCGTTTTCTCCAATGAATTCTTTATAATCATCGAAGTTAACTAATCCCTTCTCTCCATCCCTCTTAAATGCCATTACATGAAAAGGATAACCACGAATATAGGTATGAGCCATCACTATATCAAGATCCGCACTAATTAGACTTGCTAAAGTGTCAGGGGCAATAAGAGCATCATCATCTATAAACATAAGATAATCACATTCTTGTTGCATCGCCATTTTAGCAGCCCAGTTTCTAGCTTGATCTATAGCCATTCTTGGAGGAGTCATTGCAAAGAATGTATCTTTTGGAAAAGTTCGCCCAAGTCGATACCAAAAATTACAATGAGTGATGTAGGAAGCAGCATCTACTACGGTAAGGATGTTTGTACAAATAAAGGTTTTCATTCAGTTCTCTTACTCCGCTTAATTTAATTCTCTAATGCTCATTCTTGAAATTCTCAAAATTCTCGAAGGTGCCTGCCCGGATTTCAAAAGGGCTATTCTATATGTGCTCATTCGATAGGAGACGGAACTCCAGAATAGCCCTTTCTTTTAATGAGATTGATTTTTAAGAAGCCTCCTTAGTTTACGACTTTTTTGGATTCGCGCCAAATTGCTGCCCCAAAGTCGAATTTGAAGTTTGGAAAGAATATACTTTTTTTCTTTAAGAGTTAGATCTGCACTCTGAAATTCTCTAAGAGTTAAAATCATTCTTTCCTCACATACACCGAACAAATACTTTCGCTAAACTAGTCACATATGCAATTGTGTCTGTACTGGCACCACCCAAACTATTTACGGCTGGATAAGTACCTCCACTTCCAGACGTCGCGGTGCTCACAGAGGCAATTGTTTGAACAGCTACAAAATTATTCTGTTGCTTAATTGCACTGCCCGCACTTAAAAACTCGAATACATTAGCAAGTGTGTTTAGAGAAAGTACATCTCCTACAGCGATCCCAATTGCACTTGCCCAAACAGCACTACTCGCACTTCTAGTAACTGTTGCTGAAACAAGAGCTTTATTTGCGACTCCGTAAACTATTACATTATTTGATTGTTGACTGGGATTTGCTTGGGCTAGCATTATTCCGGCGGGAAAACTCTGAACTTTATTTGCGCTAGAAGAAGATGGAAGTTGTGTATCAAATCCATCTTTAGTTCCATCCATTACAAAAACAATAGGAGTTCCTACAGGTATACTAACAGTCTCCCGATTTCCGACTACTTGAGTTACATAATCGGCATTACCTTTTTTAATATGTCCAATATTCATTTCTTTTCCTTTTCTTTTACTCCGCTTCTTCTATTAATGAGCGTAAGGAAAACTAGCCGGTCACCAGAGTTCGAGGAATCTTCCATCCAAGTCCAAGTTTTCTCCGATTTGAACAAGTAAGATTTCCCATCCACAAAATATGTGCAACTTCTGCATCTTGGTTTGCTGGACGTATCATATCAGTTTTTACAAAATCTGTATCGCTCTCGTACCTGATCTTTAAATAATCAGTATGAAGCATTAACATACTTCCGCCCGTAGTTGTGGTCGTATCTGTAGTTCCAGCATAGACATTCGGAAAATTCTCATCCCAAACTACTTTTGCTCCACGAAATTTAATATTTGGAAATGGATAATCATTATCTGTATCTGCTGTTCTCCGATATTTATCATAGTAAGCAGCATTCCAAACTTCAAAAGTTGTTTGATCTGTAAGAATAAATCTGGGTTGACCACCAGGACCAATTGCACAAGTATTCATTAGATTTTCAGTTGCCTGAAGAAATCCACTGTACGTAGTTATTGATGAAAAATCTTTTACTCGATTTCTCCACCAAGTATTTTGGCCTAAACTTTGATCTATTCCACCAATTTTAGAGTAGGTTTGCCCTCCTACAGTTGGATCTTGTTGGACAAACTGAAAAAGAGGAGTTACAGCATTACTTCCATTAAGTGTTGAGACTCTGGGATTGTAAAGAGAGCCGCCCGTTGGAATTGATCCCTGAAGAACAGCCTTACTCCAAAAATCAATCGCTCCTAATTCAGCTTGTTTGATACGCGCGGCCAGAAAATCAACAAGTCTATGCTTATTCATTTTCTTTTCTTTACTGCTCACAGGAATTGGCGTTCCAGTTTGTGACCAGTCATAAAGTGCCGCGGTAATTCCATCAGGTGGTGTTGTATTTAATGTGTCATATCCATCATATGAATCTGTTGCTGTGAGTGCATACATTAAATCTTCCTGAATATATGCTCCTCCATCCGCAGATTCATACATTCCATTCTTTTTCATTTCATAAAAAAATGGATTACTGTTGCTTATGTTATCTGCTAAAGTCTTGCGCGCGTTAGCCAAGCTGGTTGCAAATATAGCATCAAAATTTAGAGTAAGCTGATTTGCTGCACTACTTGGCCCAAAAGTTATTCCACTTGCCACTCCGACTCCTAATCTCCTCTATTTAAAGAGGTCTATTTTAAAACGATCCCTTTAGCAGCAGCCTCAATAGCTTCACGATAGGATGGATTTTTCGACGATCCATTGAGTACCCGCTCACTATTTGACTGCCCTTTAAGTGACGTCTTTTCGGATTCGCGGCGAGCATTTTCAACCTGTTCTTTTGTAGGCGTTTTTACACGCGCGGCCGCTTCAGATTTTGCAACTCCTAAAAGTCTTCTAAGATAATTCTCCGGACTTTGTTTACCAATCGGCATTTCTTCCATAAGCTTATTAATTGTAGGAAGAAGTGCGGTAAATTCACCTTTTGTTTCTCGATCAAGAAGTTTCATTGAATCCTGAACTTGCGCTGTGAATCTTTCAGCTTCCCGTTCTCGCTGACGTTGTTCAAGTTTGGATTCCAACTCAGAAGTTCTCTGATTAATTAAATTCTCAATTGCATCTCCAAAAGGACCAAGTTTATCGGAAAGAAATGCAAGATCATCTCCAAGAGCAAGTTTAATTACATCTTTGATTGCCCTTTGTCCACTTTCAGTCTTTACCTCTTGAACAGTCAAACCTAGATTGGAAGCAATAGTTCGAAGGGTTGATTTAGCAGTAGCTTGATTATTAAGAAGATCCCAAAGTGCCTGAGCCTGTGAATTAGTTTCTACTCTACCGGATTCTTCTTCCTGCTCTTCGTGTTCCTGTTCTAATTCTTCTTCCTGCTCATTTGGCATTTCAACTTCTTCAATTACAGGCGTTTCTTGAATCGGGGCCATTCTCTCCTCTTTCTTTACTTTCCAAATCCACTCGAACGTTGCATTAGCATATTCTTAAGCTTTCCAGCAACTTGAATTTTAAGCTGTTGATTTTTCATTTTTTTCTTAGCATCTTGTTTCCCAGCTTGAATTGTTGTTTTTCTAAATGTTTGCTGAGGTTTTTCTTCACCGCTATAAGTTCCTTTGCCCACCGCTTCGCGCTCCTTCTCCAAATTTTCCATCTTCACAGCATCCCTTTAAAAATATATTCTTTAATTAAATAATAAATCATTGAGAGAAAGATTAAAAGTCCAAATCCAACTAAAAATCCTTCTCCCCAAAAACTTTCTTTCCTGCTAGCATCCCAACCAATCCAAACACTAATTACTAAAATTACAAAAATAATCATCTTCCAGCTTCTTTTATTGAACATTCAAACCCTGCTGCCCATTAAGTTGAGTTGGAATTGCCCCGATTTGCGGAGGTCCCTGATTATTTACTGCTGGATTAGTTGGCTGTTGATTATTTTGGGGTTGTCCAGGTCCGGCGGCATTCTGTTGTAATCCCATTAACTTGAGAGTTGCCATTTTCTGCAAATCTTCAATTACTGCTTCATTTGTATAATTACAACGAGCTGCAATCTCCCTAATTATTACTGGGCTAAGAGAAAACTCTGGATTTTGATTCAGGAGTCCCATAAAAGTCTGAAAATTCTGAAGTTCCACAGCATTATCGATCGGAGAAAGAGAGGAAATCATCACATTCACTTCATAATCATCTCCCTGTAAATCTTGACCAGAGACTTTATAAAATTGAACTGCTTGTGAAGAAGACTGTCCTAATTGGGGCTGTTGGGACTCGCGCCTAACCCAAAACGGGATTACACTAATCGAAAGTTTATCTAAGACATTTTCCCCAATATCAACAAGCCAATCTGAAACAATCGTTTTGGGTTCGGAATCAGTAATTTGAGATTGTTGTTGAGTAATAGTTGCCGCTGTTGCAGTTTGTCTATCTACTTGTCCTCTAAGTTCACTAGAAGTTTGAGATACAATATTAAAATTATCTTTACTTTGAACAAAGGCTTGAGAATTTGCCTGGTCCATTGCGCCTTGAGGAACTTCCGCAATAATCCTTTCAAGATCCCCTTCAAATTTTCCATAAGTTCCATCAGGACCATTTAAAAGTTTTTGAAGTTCGAGATCATCAACTTCTGCGCTAACCATATACTTTCTATTGCTTCTACGCCGATGAACTCTAAGTTGTTCACTACTCTCGTTGACTTCATCTTGGGAACTTAGCCATTGAGAGACAGGCGGAATAGGATAGAACCCATATAAATTATCGTCAAAAGCGAGCCGGGAGAATGGACTTTCTTCAAATTCATCTGCAAAAACTAAATCATCTTTATCTTCTGCCCAAACTAAATAGTTTTTAGATCGAAAATCCCAAATTTTCCAAATCTTGACAAGATCTCCCTTTTTCAAATATTCTTTAATATTATCCAAGTTTCCGGTACTTCCAAAAGGTAGTTCAAAAGCATCTGCTTCGCTGCTTCTATTACCAGAATAATCTGCTCGATAATCATACCCAGATGCATTCTCTAAGTCTCGTCGATCTACAAACTCCCAATATCCAACCCAATTGTTTCGTTCAATAATAGGGGAATCAATCCCTCCAACACGGAATTGAGGAAAAGGAATTCGTTTAATAAAAGTTTGTTCATTATCAGGGAGTTCAATAGGTTTATTGGTAATCTTCTCAGGATCATCTATTTTATCATAAGCAGGACGCGGGGCAAGAGGATTATCTATCCAAGTTGCGCTGTAGCCAATCTCAATGATACCGAATCCAAAAAAAGCATCAACTATCGCTTGTTTAGTTTCAAATGCAAAATAATTCTTTTTCTTTCCTACCCAATCATTAAGAACATCTTGCTTTAGCGCGACTCTTTTGGCCGCCGCGTCAAAATCGAATCCATCAAAGTCAGGAGATGGTTTAGGAAGGAGATGATATATTGGACGGTCAAAAAGCAGCGAGGGACGTTTTACTTTAATCGTAGAATAGACAAGATTAACTACATAAGGACTATAATTTATTGGATAGCTGGAATTTCGCCATTGTTTTCCAATGAAATAGTCGAGAGAATAGGCTACATTAAATGCTTTTGCCCATCTATTAAAATATTCATTTGAGTGCCGAGTCTTATAATACCACTCAGACTTATTGCCCGGACCCAAAAGACCTCTTAATTTAGACAGGACGCTCATAATTAACCTGCTTTTGGAGTTGGGGAGGTTTCGCTCTCTTCAATTGAATGATTAAGATCTTGAGGATAATTTAATTCTTCACTTGTAAGATGAGCATTTAGAAGTTCAACAATAAGTAAAGCAAGTTGAGGATTATTAGGAACCCAAGCGCAGGGTTGGTGATGATCTCTATAATAAATTGTTGTTCCTAGCTTAGTTCCTGTTCTATATTCATCCATTTATTTCCTCTTATTCCTCCAAAGCCACCATTCAAATCCAAGAAGTACTCCAAATAAACACATACAAATTATAAAAACTTTAGTATCCACAACTAGCTATCGCTTAAAAAGGTTGAGACTTCAATTTTAATCAAATCTTTAATTAAATCGATCGGAGAACAAGGCATTTCTCTACAAACATAATCCAGATAGACGTCTGTCAAGTTTTCTGAAGGAGGTGCAAATTCATAAAGCATTTCCTGTAAATTCATTAATCTATGAGGATCAAAAGGAGCTAATCTTTTTTGAAAATAAGGCCATTCTATAGGACAATATAATTTTGAGTAAATAATTAATTGTCGATCTGCATCTTCCCAACCCGCTGTCGCGCTGGCTATTAAACCAATTCCATTTGGATAATTCGCAAGATGCATAGAATGAGGAGAATGTCGAAGATCAAGAGGATTATTATGAGTTGTTGGAATTGCTCCAATAATTCCATAACCTTCTTCGTGGCTCATTACTAAACTTAATTTAAACATTTCTCGTCTCGAATGTTCATTCTCAGAACTCACTCTCAATATTTATTCTCAAGTCCAAGCAGAACGAGATGGTTCCGAGCGTTCCCCGCGCATTATTTTGTTCATAATAAACTGATTCCGAATATCAAAAAAGCTACCTTTTCGGGGCCTTAAAATAGTCGGGGAGTGACCTATTGCATGAAGAGAAGTTAAGTAGCGAACACAATCATAAGCATGATCGGGAATAAGTGGATCTCTTTCTTCTGAGAATATTTGTTTACCATCAATACTTCCAATTAGCCTTCTCTTTTGCCCGGCCACTTCAATCGTCGTATTATAACAACCGTTTGGATAATCAGGTGTCTTCATAAGAAAGTATAGTCTAGGAGCACCTTGTCTTCTGGTGAATGGATTTTGAAATCGCGGGTCTTCTCTAAGTAGCTCCGAAACTCGATTGCGGGTTGCAAATTCATTGGAATCTGCTTGTTCCCAATTAATTGGTTTAGCCTCGCAAATTCTGGAATCTCTATATTCATCTGCAACACACCATCTTCCACCACGAGTTTGAGCATTCTTGATATTTATTGCTGGATCTGCAATATTTCGAACATAAAATTCATCCCCACTTAATTTTTGAATATTTTCTCTATGTTCCGAAATTAATCTATCTCCAAGATAATATTCTCGATAAATTAAATGAGCCTCTTCTCGAACTGCAAGCCAAAGACAACAGGTTGGAGAAATATCCCCGTGATCTAATATTCGGTAACAATGTGCTTTTCTGAGAAACTCCCAAAGTTGATCTTGGCTAATGTAGTTCCTTGCCCGCTCCCCCGAAAACTGTTCATTAACAGACACTTCACTTAAATCTTGCCTATTTAAATTGGAGTCTTTTTGAGTCGGGGCTAAGTGCAGGCGAGATTGGGAGGAAATATAATGAATTGCCCCCTCAGAATACCCCCACTTTCCATAAACATATCTATCAACAAAATGCTTATCTCGACTAAGCATTTGATTAATAGTTTCATGGTCGTAAGTTGGATTATCAAGAGCACTAGCAGTAACTAATTTATGAGTTGAAGAATATTTTTCTTTATGTTCAATAGAATCGGGATGGTATCTTTTCCAAATCCAGTGTAATTCATTTTCTGGATTACAAGCAAGGAACATATATCCAGGGACTCTTAATTTGCCTGTTTCTGGAGTCCGCGGCCATTCTGGATTCTTCGCTAGAAGTTCGGGAGGAACTGTTGCTCCATCCCATCTTCCTATTCTGGAATCGATGTGTAAATAAACTCCTTCTCCTAATTCCTCAGCTTGATCTATAAAGACCCAATTAACTTCTAATCCTCTGGCAGATCCTTCATCAAAATCATCAAAGTGCATGAAGTAAATTTGAGATCCATTAATTAACTGGAGGAATCCAAGAGAATCAGTACGTCGCCCGCCCTTCTTTTCATCGTATAATTCTGGCGGACAGATTTTATAGAAAGTTGCCATAGTCGTTCGCCTAAGATCTACAGACTTAAGACGACCAATAACAGCGCGAGATTCTTTAAAAGTAGTTAGAAGAGTAAGGAGTTTAAAGCAGATTGTATATGTTTTGGTAGATCCATAACCGCCGGAAAAACATTGATTCCGAAAGTTTAGATTAAAGAATTCTAAACCAGGGGAATAATTTGTTTCGGGATTGTATAAAAATTTAAAGTTAAGTTCCATTTACCGCGCACTTTAAATCGGGGCGTACTAAATGGGGTGTTTTTAGGGGGCGGGAAGTACAAACACTTTTCTTGCAGATTAGACTGGTACTTTTACTTGACTTTTTTGAGAACTAAAGACTATAGCTGTTTTTTGTTCTTGACTAAATCGTTTTTCAATAAGATATTCTACGAAATATTTTAAATCAATAAGATCTTTTGTAGAAAGTTTGGTTAATTCCTTTTGAGTCATCTAGGAGCCTGCTTTCATAATTCTATTTGGAAGTTTTTCAGGTTTTTTTGTCTCTTTCATCCACTTGTCGAACTCTTTCTGACTAATCTTCTTTTCAGCAACTAACTCCCTAAACTTAGTAATCTGTGCTTTAGATTTAAATGGCATATCTATCTCTCCTTCCCAGATTAGAGCCATGTTTGCTCGACTTGTTCTCGAATGTTCATTCTCATCTCAGAATTCACTCTCAGTATTCATTCCCAGATGGACATTTTACATCTAATTTAACTGGTTGAAGTGGACCATTAAAAGTTAATAAAGATAACCAGATTGATCCAGTAAAAAATAACGTAAATCTTTCTACAAAAGATAATTTCCATCGAGTAATTACTAATCCATCATCCATTTTTAATGCGGGTAGTGGAATATACTCTGGTTGATCTTTTGCATATATAATTTCAAAATTCTCTTTAATATCTCGTAGAAAAGGAGTCACTCCTATCCAAGTCCAATGTCTAACTCGACAAACTTCTTTAGCATTAGATACTGCATCGCTTAGAGAGGAATCTTGAAAATGAACTGTAATTATTGAATGTCCTTTTTTATAAGTAAATACAAATACTTCTCGTTCGGGACTATACTTTCCATTTACCTTCAGTTCAAGATTAGACTTGGAGCTTGGGCCGATTTCAGAAGTCCCCGATTTAAGTGGTTCTTGTTTAGGAAGAGAGGGAACTATTTGAGACTCTTCTATTTGGGACGTTTCCGAGATGCGGGCAGGACTCATATTTACCTTTCGAGATTTTTACAGATTAGTTAAGCACTAAAATTGGAAACGGAGGAATCTGCTGCCTGAACTTTAGCAAGGAGAGAGTTTAATTGATCTACAGTTGCTCCTCCAGTACTTTTCAAGCCTTCAATTTCAGTGGTTAAAGCTGCAAATTTAGAACCAAGATCAGTTTGAAGTTTATCAATTGCCGTATTTAAATCATCAATAGCTGCCATAATTTTCCTTTCGAGAGTAAATAATTGACTTTGAGTAGCAAACATCCACTGGCTGTACATCTCTAAGAACCAGAAGGAGCGAAGCGAGTAGGAGGACAAAATAGAGAATTTAAATTTACATTTGAATCTTGGATAATAATAGAGATAGTAGAAGTATCCGCTGTTTTACTAAGTCCTCCAAGATTTGCCGCAAGTTCAGCTGCTCTTAATCTAGTTAAATCTCTGCCCGAATTATGAAGTACGTCTGCAATAGTACGGGCAATATGAGTTGGACCCGCTCTTTCTTTAAGAAGTGCTAGAGGAAGACTTGTTTCTTCAGCTTTTTTAACTACAGCAGAAAGAGCTTCTGGATTGAAGACTAATTCTTCGGTTTTTTCTTCCTGGGAAAGAATTTCAAGGACTTCTGGAGATTTAATTCCGGGGAGAGAGCTAGATCGTGGAGGAAGTGCTAATCGCATCTTTTTTCTCCTTTTCTTGCTCTTTTTCTTCTCTTAATTGCTGTTGGTAAGCGGAAAGAGGACAATTTTTAATTCGAAGAGCAGAGATTTCTTCAGGAGTCAATTCAGTAGAGGGTTGCATAATTAAAAGGAAATTGGACTCGCGCCCGCCGCCTTTTTTAACTTTGAATTATCACGTGCCCAAATAGTTGTTTCCAAATTTCTAAGGGAGTTTACTAAATGAGAGGCTAAAACATAGTCGGGGGCTTGTAAATAGAAATCTATTTCATGCTGCTTAAGAAGTCCAGTAAGTTCAGTCTGAAATTTTTGCATTGTTGCTTTTTCAATCACAGACACTCCACTTCATTTTTAATTAGATTAGGTTGGTTGTGGTAAGGTGAGGGTATCTTTAATTCCCTGAGCATAAGCTGCTTCTTTTGTAGATTGTAGAAGAGCCTCGTTAAGTCCATTTGTATTCTTTTCGAGCTGATGAATAGTATCCTTGGTTTCTTCAATTGCTGAATTAGTAGCGGACACACTTATTTGAGTCTGTTTAAGAGTCGCGGAATGATTGCTCGCAAGCCTATGAGTCATTATTGAGACAAATGCAGAAATTGCGGCCATTAGAAAAGAGGAAATTGCACCAATAAGAGCAATTAGAACAGGAGTGTTTCGAAGAGGGTTAGTTTGTATTTTTAATTCTTCAAGTCGGAGAGTTGTCGCTTCTGAAGATTGATCTACAGCAGATTTAGTTTGATCTACTGCTTTTTTAGTTTGATCTATTGAAGATTTAAGTTGAGAGGTTGCCGCGACTCCTTGAGAGCCTATTTTAATTGACTCATCGATTTTGTGACCGTTGATTTGGTGAGATTCTTTATCTATTGAGAGGGTTTCTAATTTGGAGGCTAAATCACGCCGGGCAGCTATTGCTACATCTCGATCAAATTCTGCGATTTTAAGTCTACTTCGCAATAAATCTATTGTATCTTGTTGAGAAAGAGTTTGTTCTCTAAGATTCTGAGATTCTTGACGAAGAGAGCGGAGAGGATCATTCTGGGCCGCGAGTTCTAAATGCGATCCAACTAATGAGTATATAATTGGAAAGGAAGTCATTAATCGGAGTCTCATTAATTAGGAGGAAATCGGAATCGGGGCAAGCCCTACTGAAGATTGAGAAGAGGAAATAGAGTTTAGACCAGAAACCAAAGCATTAGCAAAATTAGTTGAAAGAGCAATAATTGTTTCGGGAGAATGATCAGATATTCCTTGAGCAGCTAGAGGACCGGCGATTGCAAAAGTACCAAGGACAATATTATTGAAGGTATTTAATTTAGAGGGTCCAGAACGCGGGGGAAATGATTTCTCTAAAGATTGAATAATAGCAGAAAAAGCGGGAGCTAGGGAGAGGAATAATTGAACAGTGTTCACTAATTCGACCCTTTCTAAATCGAGACGTTCTAAATTGGGACTTTCGGGAGCGCGGGGAATTAGTTTAATTTAATTTGATAAATTTTAAAAAATTATTAAATTAGTGTTAAAGTGTATTTATTTAAAAGTTGGGGAGTCCTATGGGTACTACCATATCATAATTCACGAGACACAATGGAAGTTTATTTCCTTCATGGTCAACAAGTTGAATTTGTTTCATGAAACTTGGTTCGCGGGGAAAAATTTTAGATTTTTGAAAGATTTTTTCTATTGAATCATGAAAGAGGCTAGACGGAATCGAGACTACTTTGGGCGTAGCGATTTGGGGGATTAGCCTTACTAGAACTACCATTACTCTTAGTACTATTATTAGTTTTAGTACCTTTATTTTTTCTTTATCCCAGTATCTCTATCGATCACTCTTTAGAACCCTCCTTTTCTCCAGACCCTCCACTCTTTGAGCCTACTCTAAAGAAAGTCATTCGATTTAGTAGACATTTAGATATTGCAGATTGCAATAAAGTTTTCCACAAGCTTTTCCACAGAAAAATCGGCGATTTCCACAGCTTTTCAACATTTTTAAGACGTTTTCCACAGTCACCCGATACTCTGGGATGCCTCTTCTAAATCGATCGATCCTAGAGCCTCTATTGCTTAATGAGAGGCATGTTCGAAAATGGGATTTTAGGTGCCGCGGGTTATTTGTTTGAGGGTTGAATTAAAGATTTCGGCCAGATAGTTTGAGAGTCGAACTAAATCAGGAGCATAAAAAAAGAGCCTCCTTTTGAGAGGCTCAATTGAGAGTCGGGTGAGCTATTCCCATTTTTCGATGTAAGCTGTAACTTCGCTCAACCATTCATCCGATTCTTTTCGAGCAATCCAAACACTAATTACTATTACTTTCACTAGTTTCTTTGACAAACCAGCAATCAACATTTCACCACAAAAACATCGTGCAGTGCTCCTTGCTGCCAGTTCTGAATCTGTTATTGTCGTCATATTCTAAACCCTTTTTAAGCACCATGTCAACTATTTATTTTTTTCTCAGAAGTGAAAATCCCGAGACGCGTCGGGAGGTCGGATCCTACATCTATATAGGAGCTACGAGTGTCGGTTCACTGGAGCAGCTCCTAGCCCAGTCTATGACCATTCCCTGAGACTCTCCTTCCCTGTCTTGTCTACCCATTCCTACCCTGCCACCCGCTCAATCTCTCTATTTCAATTTTTAAACTATTAGTACTCACTCTAGATAGATTTCCCGAAATCACATTTT